CAAGTGTTAAATCAGAACTAGCTCTCCAATCACAAGCAGCTAATCTTGCATCTCTTTCTACCCTTAACAACCTCATTGGTTCTGCATTATTTAGTTTAGTTAATTCAGCATTAATTTCAGCTTCAGTTGGGGGTGTACCGCTTTCATGCCAAATTAAACCTGAATACTCCTCTCCATGCCAAGTCCATTGTTTACCTGGCTTTAAACTAACGAGAGCATCAAAAACTTTATATATCATGTTGCTATCTCCAAAATATTCCAAGTGCCTAGTCTAGCGCTATTACCTATTTGAACAGTTACTGTACCATCTTTACTTTTGATACAATTAGAATAAACATAGTTTCCGGCATTTAAATTAGCAGTATCTAAAAATTTTATGTCAGCATTAGCTTGATATCCTTGAGCATCTTTAGAATAAAGATTACCCATACCAAACTCTAATCCACTTAGTTCAGTTCCATCTCTCATAAGGGAATATGCATGGTGTCTAAAATTTGCATCAGATCCTGTATATTCAATCCAAGCATTACCAAGAATCAGCAAACGAGATCCACCACTGACATTTCCTGGACCTCTTAATTTTGTTACCGTAATATTACTGTTTGTGTAATTTACAAATGAGGTGGATGTAGTAGAAAGTCCAGTCGTATTGTGTGTTCCGCTTGTAACTTTTATTATAGTCCCAGCCGGTAGTTTACCTTGAGTGATTGCGTCAGAAGCGAGCATATCTGTGTCAACTATTCCGTCTGGTAAACCTCCTACTGAGACTCCTGTTACTGTTCCTGATCCGTTAATTGAAATAGGCATAATTTAAACCACCGTATAAACTGAACCGCTAGGTATCGTGAGGGTCACGCCTGCATTTATTGTAATTGGTCCAAAGCTACCAGCATTGGCTGTTGCTCCGAATGAAGTTCCGATTGTATAGTTAGTCGTTATGTTTGTTCCATTCTCATATATCACCTTATCATTACCACCTCCAGTAGCTGAAGCAGGCGGGTCAACATAAGAAAGTACACCAGCTCCATCTGTAGATAAGAGTTGTCCTGAAGATCCTGTTGCTGTTGGGAACTGAGCAACTTTAGTTCCGTTAGCAACAATACCAATCTGTCCAGAACTTACTCTAAAAAATCCAGTGTCGGTGTCCGAGGAGAAAGTAATTGAGGGAACTGAATTTGTACCGTCAGGAAATGTACCACCAGCATTTAAATAATCTGCACTTGCAAGTATTACTCCAAAGAAAACTTCTCCTGAAGCTG